CAACTGCAAGTGGAGTGTCAAAGCATTTCTTTACATTGGCATAAGCCGCTAAGTGGAATATGCGATATGGTTTCACAACTTGTAATACTCTGATTATGGATGATACATCCAAAAGATCACACTCATGGATGTGAATGTTATCTTTAATATGTTCAATGTTATCCAACCTTGATGTGCTGTGCCACCGGCAGATGCCATGCACACCAATGTCAGGATGGTTTTCTAAGATGTAATCGGCAAGGTAAGAACCACCTGATCCTGTTATACCTGTGATTAAAATATTACTTATCATGTATCCACTCTGCATAAAATACAAAACTGCAATATGATAATAAAAATATTAAATACGAATTACCAAAAACAAAAATCTCAATCAAAGAATATGCAATAAGAAAAACCATAAAATATTTCACTAAATTCTCCATTTCAATCCCACACCCCTTTATGCGACTGTGATTTAGTCAATATATCCTTATCCTCATAAGGTTGGAAATCTTCAAGCATCAGGATTTCCCTGTCTTTCTGATACCCTTTGGCAAAAGGTCTATTTAAGAAATCTTTTTCATTGACAGATTCACTGATCCTGAGTGATTTGCCAAGATGGTCAATATCTACATAACATTTCTCACCACCAAAAATCACAACATATCCACCCTTCTTCATGGCTCTCACCACAACTTGGTTCTCATATTGTCCACACACGAAACGCTTGTCAAACCCACCCAACTCATCTAAGAATTTCCTGCTCATCATACCAAGCGGAGCCATCAAGGGTGTTTCCATTTTGTAAGCATGAAGCCGGTGCTTTGTCATATCAAAGAACTGCCCTTGTGGTAAGTTATACCCTGACTCTTTGGTTTGGATGGATAAAATCAACTTATTATTCTTGGATGCCTTCCAATATGTGTATGCCTTGCCTATCACATCATTAGGAAACTCACAATCATCGGCAACCCACACAATGGTTTCTCCAACAGCATTTCTTCTTGCGATCTCGTAACATTGGGCAGGTTTTATATTCTTTGTCCTGATATACTTCCAATGATTACCAAAATAAATTGTTTCTTTACTATACTCGCAATACACCTCACACTCAATTTGCTCCTTTAACGCAGGATTCCTTAAATCAATATTACCCACAAACACAACCTCATATTCAACACTTGTGCCTTTTAGAGATTTAAAGAAATCTTCATATAATTGGGGTCTTACACTTGATGCTATCAAACTAACCTTAATTTTATCTCTCATAGCTGATCCTATTGCCCTTCATTTGCATTCTTTGGTGGTTTAGAGCCAGGAACACCTGTTTCATAACCATCTGCCCTGTTCCGGCTCTCAATCGTGTCTTTATGACCTAAATGTATCTCCCAATGCTCCAAGCAAAAGAACTCTTTCCCTGACTTGTAATCAGCAGGTTTCCCACAGGTATCACACTTCCAAATCAGCACCATACTTCTTGATCCTTTCTATATCATCATGTGAGTCATTCAATACCCAATGCCTGAAAGCCGCATTGTCATTAGAATACATCTCCTTGCTATTGGTTTTCTCAAATATCACATCTTTAGGTGCTTTGTTCACAAGAGGATGCTTATGCTCTATGATCACATCTTTCAAGTAGTAGATAGATTCCAACCCCTCACCAATGACCTTCCATACCATATCACCACACAAATGAGTGAGAGTAGGCAATTGAACCCAACCTAATGCACGAACTACCTCTGCTGAGATGAAGGGTGCTGTTGGCAGATTCCTTCCCATGTATAGATCATTCCCATAAGCCACACCGGAACCATAATCCCTTAGCACCTGGATAAACCGCCTATCCCACCCATCTGTGAAATATACAAAATCATCATTGGTTATATGGTAATACTCATAGTGTGGATAACTTAAGTATTGATGATTAAGCATCTGTGTGTATGTCATGTTTATAGATTTGTTATTTACATAGTAGAGAATTGGATTAGAAAAACACAGGTCAAGATATTCACTATACTGTGGATCATCCTCATCAATCACAAGCACCAAATCAGTATCATGCCTGGTTTCTAAGAATGAACTGCACATAATTCTGCACATTTCAACCCTTTGCCTTGATGGACATATAGCTAATGCTTTTCTTTTCATCTCATCACATTCTGTAGGTAACTTGCTCCTGTGGCACTCCGGCAATATACATAACAGCATCCACTTGATTTAGGGATTGGTAATTTTCTCCAGATATGTTTCTTACTCACCTTTCTCCTGCCACCCCTCTTTTTCTTCCATTTAATCATTTGACTATATAGTATGGTATATCTTCATAAATAGCTTTGAACAGCCGGTGCTTTATTCTCCACAAATCAGTTTCCCTGCCTTTTGTTTCATGCACCTCAATAGAACCACTATTTGTATGCACCAGGAAATCAACATAATGGTTGCATATATGGATGCTATTGACAGCAAATGCAAATTTCTTTTGGATTTCATAATCTTTGATCTGTTTATTTTTTTTGAGGTGTAAGAGATGGTCGCAATACCCTGCTTCTAACTTGCTTGGATGATAATGCCCACTCTTGCATTTTGATCTAACAGCATTAAATTTGTTCTTCTTGAACCTTATGTAATTTGCCATATGCCATATTTTCTATAATCAAATATTAATGCCCTATACGGATGATTATACCTGTTAATGAACGACTTAAACTCATCTGCCTTCTTTCTTATCTTATCTAATTTCTCATGATCCACTTCTTCCTTGTATATTGTGCATAACCAAATCAATGTATCTCTGTTATACAACTCAGCTTTCCATTTCTTGTCAAGATATGCTTCTATGAACTGTTGCTGAAAAAACCCTGCATCAATAGCTTTATCCTTTGCATATTGAGTGGAATTGCGATAGCTAACCAACTCATCAGGTGGCGGCTCAATTGGCTGTGGCTTACGATTTGTCATTACGGAAAAAAGACTTTGTGGCTTCTCCATCCTGTTCTTCCTTTGTTTTAGGTTCTTGATAGTTAGTATAATCCTGCCAATTATTAAACCAGGTTGATCCATTCTTGATGAACCCCTGAGCAACCTTCTTGGTTTTAAGGTAGTTATCCAATGCCTTGTTGATATTGGCTAAATCCTGCTTGGTTTTTACTGATGCAAAGAAATGCCTTTCAGCTTCCTTCCTACCAACTCTGTTAGGGTATTTACTCCACACCTCAGAGAAGTTTGATGCACTTATCTTATATTCTCTTAACTTAACTTCTATTATATTAGGGGGGATAGTTCCCTGAACCTTCCCTGAATCCTCTGTGAATGTTCTTGGAGCAGGTAATTTTGAGTTGCTTGGATGGTCTATCCTTTGATGCTTCAAGAAGTTAGGTAAATACCCATACCTACTTCCATTAGATTCATACAGCAAAACCTTGCCATTTATCTCCTGCAACAGCTTCTCAATGCTGATCCTGTCAGAATAAGGGAAAATCTGGCTTTTTAACAACTTCGGATGTGCCTTGAACCGACCCTCATCATCAGCAAAATTCCACAATCCAATGTAGAATAACCTTGCTTCAGCACTCCAATTTCCAATTTCCTCATCACTCCAGAACTCAGGATCAATCATTCTTTTTCTAGGCATTTTATAAGTTCCTCAAAATTAATTGCATGACTTGGATGCACAGGAACATAATATTCTTCTACACCCCTTAAATTCCTGCAAATTGTTTTACTCTCATCCAATCGGTTCATATACACAAATCTAATTAAATCCTTTGCCGTTAAGACATGGGCAACAAAACCAAGCAATCCACTTCTTTTAGCATATATGATTTTGTCAGGTCTTATCCAAATATCATATTCTGGTTTTACCCTCTCCGAATCTGTGCCGGTTACTTCCAATAAAAAATCCTGATTATTATATCTAATCAGGAAGTCAGATTTACCAGGATCACCAGATGTCATATTTGTGTATTGATCTGATTGTGCCATAAAACCATATTTTTGAATTTTTATTTTATGTCTTTCAAATAAGTTTCTCACCATTAATTCTCTTTTATTACTTGGCTTCCACTCATCTGCATAAAGTTCTTTGAATACTCTACTCCTATCCAATATTCACCCCCAAAAAGAAAATGCCTGGCTGACGGTAATCATTTAATTCCTGTGGGGGAAACCAGGCACAAAAAAACCAAGACACTTGTCTTGGCTATTTCTATTCATTCTTTTTGTTTTATTTTTACCGACACTTTAGTTCCCCCACTTTTTCATGTCTAATATTTTAACAAATTAAACCATACTGTCAAGCAATTATTTCCACCCTATCTTCTTTTTCAGTTTATACATCAGTAGACAATGAGCAAACATCCTCTTATATTCTCTCTGGTTGGGTATGCTATGGCAATCAAACCCCTCAGATTCATCCCTGCCAATCTTGAGTATCTTGCAATCCTCGACCAGAAGTCCATTAGCTGACAGCAAAGGTTTGTATCCCCCGGCTACCTGCAAAAAGTGTTCAGGGAATATGCCTTTTGATGTTTTAAAATCAACCAATGTTTTCTTACCATTGAGAATGCAGTATAAATCAACTGTGCCACCATAACCCAATTCCTCATGGATCAACATTTCCTCACAGAAAATTACTTGCAGGTCTTGATGCTTCTCCCACTCCAAGTATTTCAAGAAAGCGTTTTCTGCCTTGTCAATCTGGTTCGCTGAGTAGTCAGATGGATCAGGTTTTGTTTTCTGTAGATGGCATTGAATCATGTAATGAGCAAGTGTGCCTATATCTGCTAACTCACTAACATACTTGGATGAGTCAATGCCCTGCAACCCAAGATTGTTTGCCCACCTCACGAGAGCAGGTTTGTTGAGGATGCCACAGATGGTGGTAACACCAGGAACAATACTGCCTTTCTTGTCCTTGTATCTCACATGTGCTTTGGCTTTTTTCATTCTTCCCATCCTTCTGGTGCAGGTGGTTCTGGTTTAGCTTCAAAATGTTTCACCACATCATCATAGATGTCCATAGGTATATCCCTCAGATGCTCAATCTGATATTTATGCAAGATGTAGTCCTTGATTAACTCCCTTGTAAAACCATTAGCTACAGCAATAGCGATCAACCTCTTACCCTGCTTCTCTGTAATAACCTTCTTGCCTGACTTGATTGCAGGTGGTTTAGATGCCGGTGCTTGTTGCTTCTCATGCACTACAGCACCCTCTGCATCGTCATCTTCAGGGCAGATACCCAAGATAGCCATTAACCCATACCTTCTAGCATAAGTTACTGCTGATCCTATCCCCTGCATATCCACCTTAGTCAGTTCCAACTTCTGCACACCCATAATGTATTGACCTGATGTGTGGAGCAACATGGTTTCTACATAATGATGCCCATTGTCAAACCCCATTGTTTGGATAACTGCTAGGTTATTATCACCCAATGGTTTCTTACAGGTTTCCCACACACTCCTGAGATCAGCATAGGATGATTTGAAAAATTGATTCTTTTTGTCCTTCTTTGCAAGGTTCAACCCTTGCTGTGCCTTGTGCAAGGCCACAGCCAACTCAGTTATGATTTCTGTTTTTTGCATTTCTTTTTCTCCTTTCTGAATATTGCTATGTTCTTTCTATCGGTTAAAGTTTTTTCCTTGATAAAGTATTTATACTTGTTCCTGATTCCTAATCTCCGGCACTCAAGTTTGCACCACTCCCTATATGTTACCATGCCATACTCTGTGAACATGGTTGCTCCAGGCCTCTCCCAAACTGTTACTTGATCTCTGATATCATAAGTTTTAATGGCATACATTACACCCCCCCAATTTTATCTTGATACTCATTCTCTAATTCCTCATCATCCATATCTAACAACACACTGTTATAATGCACGACCAACTCATCAACCTTCTGCTCCTTTGTCGGCTGTGTTGAGGTATCACCAAGCACCTCATTGACCTGCCGCATAATGAATGTATAGGCATCTTCTGTCATCACTTCCCCCTTTCCTTGTAGAACACATGATCCTGATACCAATAAACTTTAACCATATTCTTTGCCCACCAAGGTGTGCCGAACTCTTGAATGTTCTCCCAATGAGTGCCATCATGCACTCGGTTAATATAAGATTCACGCCATGCCTTTCTTGCCTGACTCCACACCCATTGAGGTTCGCTATCAACAAACTTTGCCTTGCATCCATACACACCCTTTGTTGTGCCACGATTCCTCAACCCTGATGCAAGTGCCAACATCCCACGATACCCCTGGTTAGCCGCTTCACCTATGATACATCTCACAGCAGTTTCCTCTTTGATCTCTGCCTGACATGAAGTAACACAGAACGCTAGAAGCAGTAATAATGATGTTACGGTTGATGCTATGATGTAAAACTTTTCATGCTGATCCATGACACCCCCCTTTTAGAATAATGGTTTGATTAATTTAGCGATCTTGACAACACCTTCCAACTTCTTAAACTTACTGCCTGTTTCTTCAATCTTAACATTGGCTTTTGTAGATGAAAATTTCACATCTAACCCTGCTACAAGATAACAGGCAAGAAGGCATACAAAAACAGTTCCTACAAAGTGCCTGAATATCCTTATGATAACATCAGTTATCCTCTCTAATATCCCAGGTCTTTGCTTTCTCATTTTATTTCTCCTTTCAATCTTTGCCACAAGAACATCACAAACTTAGAAAGATTTGGAAACCCTAGTTTCTTCTGTGCTTCCTCTAATTCCTTCTTTTCCTCTGTGCTGATTCTGAATGATACTATCTTTGTTTTCATTCCGTTTACCCCCTTTCCTTAACCTCTGTATACAAGTATAGCATATCGTATACACTTGTCAACAATTATTATCAAAAAAGAAGGGCATCAAATATACCTCATTTGAGATACAAATGACACCCTTATATAGAGAAGATGCTCCTAATTGTTATAGTGAAAGAACCTTTTTCTGAAGTGGGCAAGTAATTTCTTCTTCCTCTCAGGGGTGATCCCCTCATACTGCCCATCTTCTGACTTCACTAATATATACTGCTCACCTGCATCAATAGCTTTCCGCATTCTCCTGACTTCAGCAGTATCCAAAACTGCTTTTAAGAGTTTGAACCCTTCAGTAATTGCATTGGCTATTGATTCTACTGCACCTGGCATGATTAACCTGCCGGTGGTGTTGGTTTGTTAATAGCACTTCTAACTGAACCTAACCCAAGTGCCGCTAATATTCCCCAAACAACATCAGGAATTGCTATCCCATAAAACTCCAGGACTGCTGTTACACCAACAATAATTGCTGTGATGTAGGTTTTCTTTCCTTGTAACCATTGTCCAATTTTTTCTAACATTTGATTCTCTCCTTATTTTACATGGCTGTCCAATGGATCACTAATCCAATAGACATCGCCAAGTAAGTTATGCAGATCGCCCAAAAGATAACAGGTTTGTCATCATGCAACCTACCTAAATCCTGTGATATACTTCTGCTTCTTTGCTTGACTGACAGATATTCCAGAACACCAAAGCAGGTGTAGAATGTCAGTAGTGTATAAAAGTAATAATACCCATGACCTGCCCTTCCCATTAAGAATGCAGGAATCATTGGGATCAGTAACGATATGATAAATAATACTTCACCTTTTTTCATTTAGCCACCTTTTCTAGCCAATAGAACGGTGTAGCAACAGCATGAAGCACACCCTTGACTAAATAATATGCAGTATGCTTTACACCATCAGCTACAACCTTAACAACCACAACTGCACCATCCCCTGCTTTCTCAACCGCATTCCTTGTTCCCTCAGATGTGCCTTCAATGGTCATTTCATTCAATGCTTCCTTGAGAGTTTTCGCCTGTGCTACCCCTGCAAACAAGAACACCAACATCAACAACACAACAACTTTTTTCATTTCTTCCCCCTTTGTTTAACTTGCGATCAACATTATTGCACCAAGATACGCTTCAATATTAGATGCTGTATGCAACTTAATAGCAATATCATAAAGTGTTGTATCAGTTAAACCAGAAACATCAATAGTATCTGCTGTTGCCCATGCCGGAGCAGTTTCACCTGTATTAGTAACTGTATTACTCTCCCCACCAATATCAACTGTGCAGGTTACAGTATTGCCACCTGCTTCCTGCCAAATATTAGCATGGATACTGATAGTATTGATACCTGCAACTTTATAGAACTTACCTGTTAGATAGGTGGTGGCACTTGTGGCTTCTGTAATAATAAACATATAATCAGTTGTAATAGCCGCAGGTGTCAAACTTGTTCCTATATATAAGCCGGAATCTGAACCTTGAGCAGTATATGAACCATGCCATTCATAAATTACATTCGATAAAGATTGACCTTGACTATCCCATGATGAACCATTGTAAACATAAACAGTATTCTCATCTGTCCTGTAGAATATCTGCCCATCAACAGGTGTGCCAGGGAATGATGTGCCTTGCTGTAGAGAACCATTATCAGCCATCATCACAGCAAGTCGTGTGGTAACATCTGTCAAGCTACCGGCAGGATCAGTTCCTAACTCTGCCTCTATTGCCTCAACCTCATCCTGTAAGGAATTGACTACATCTGCATCAGCTAAATCTTCCTTATTAACTTCATCTGTATATGTCTTTTTCGCACCTGGATAACTAGCCGCCATCTCAAACCCCCTGTTGTCTTACTTGATCTATTTTATGTTCTAACTGATTTATGCTCTCTGCTATATTAGGCCTTAACTGCCCTAGCTGTATGCTTATAGTTAAGTTGCTCTGGTTGTCTAGTTTATACTGTATCCTGTTCACCTGGTAGTTAATTAAACCACTCCACAGGAAAGTTCCCCATTTCCTCTCACCCCACTTAGTTCCTCTAGGTCGCATCTGGAATAAAGGAATAGGTATAGTGCTTTCAATCCTTATCTCATCCAGTATATCTATCTTTGCCCTTCTCACAACACTCTTATACTCTGTCAGCAAAGCATTGCCAAACTGATCTGCTACATCATTGGTAACAATAGCACTATTCTGGATTGTCTTATCTCTCCTACCATATTTAGTTTGAGAAGATGTATCATTAACTATCCGGCTGAATGGTGATCCTGCTACATCACCACCTGTTACAATAACTCTATTGACCATCTCTTTATAAGAGGAATCAGTTGAAAACCCTAGCACCTTCCTGCCAAATGGATACACAAACCCTACAGTTGATGACCTTGCCTTAAAGTAGAACTCCCTGTTCTCATCAACACCCCACTCCCTTGTTCCTGCCAAATCACTTAGAGATTGGATTGCACTCATAGCATCTGTATTAACCTCGTAAGTATCTGCTGTAAATCCTGTGGCTGAGATTGTGCCTTTTGTAATATCAGTATTAGGCACTACATCTGTGTCAATTATATCATCAACAATATACTCAACCGTCTTACTAGAATAATCTGTATCTACATAAATGTCAGAAAGGACAGATTGGTATCCCATGCCCTTTATGGTGATTTCTTCTTTCTGCCCTTTGACATTTGCAACCTTGTTCTCAATCCTGCCTTGATACCATAGGTCATAATCCCCTGTGGTGAGGTTCTTTCTATATATCTTTACATTAAAGTTTGTGCCGAACTCTATCTCCCTGCAAAACCTTTTCTGCACATTAAAGCTGAATGCACCACATCCGCCTATTCTGTTATACTCCCACCTCAAGCTGTTGATCTTATCCTGCACCTCTGCAACTGCTGTGAAATCCCTATCTGATATAAGAACCTTATGAATCATGAATACCACCTGTCGAACCAATCAAACTTAACCACACCGGCAACCAACCCTAAGACATAGATTTCATTATCTTCAGGCATTAAGACCATATCCGTATCACCTAAGAAGTTGGATATATCATCTACACCATTATTCTCAACTGTAAGCAGGTCTGTGTCAATCACCAAATCCTGCCCTGTAACAATGCTCCCTGAGTAAGACCATACCTGATTGCTTGTCCTGTTCTCAATCTTTAAACTTGATATATTAGAGCCATTGTTGGTAACTGTGATGATAGGTTTCGCCCTAGCTGTTCCATTAACTGTGCTAATCGTGAAAGTAGTGGGGGATGCAGAGATGGTTTCACTATGCCTTGTCTTATTAGTATATTGTTCGTAAGGATCTGAAGCTGTAAACCTAAATCTAACATCCCTCACATTTAAAGCCGCCCTATGATCAACCCTAACATCATTCACTAGCACCTTATATAGTCTATCTTCAAACAAATACAAATCTTTATTTTCTAAATCCCCATCTGGTTTATCCCTGAGTGAGTTTATCCGCTTGAGTAAAGCATCCAGGTTATCCCTTGCCGCATTAGCAGTAGAACCAACAACTGTGCCTGAAACCTCTATTGTCTTGCTCTGCATCTGCATCTTAGGCATTCGTGATCCTTCCCTTCTAGGAACATCAAATGTTTGCCCTTTAAATCTGTTAGCCGGTTTGAACTTAGCTACATCCATATAATCACTCAACTCAGTTAAGGTATCATCACCCTCACAAAGAACAGCATTGTCAAAATATACAGCAGTATTGCCTGTCCTGACCTCAAAGCCGATACGCAACTGTGATGCACAAGGATTAATGTCATGGGTGATTTCTTCCCAATCCCAATCACTATCACCATCATTAGCAGAAGATGAGGATTTGGCACTCACTCCGTCATCAATGGATATATACCCCCTGCTCCCTGCTGTTGCATACACCCAAGCACCTAAAGTAACCTTCTTACCCCTATAATCATCATAGTCAGGCACATCATAATATAGGATACAATCTGTTCCTGATCTAGTTACCTTCGCTGAGTATGTGGATTTCTTTATGATAGTAGCTTCTCTTGCCACACTTGCTGAAGCACCAGAAAGAGTATGCTCTGTCGGTGCGGCACTAGCACCATCCACCCAATCCTCAAAATTACTCCAAGGTAAAAGATTTTCTGGGCTAATTTTTATATCTAATTCAGCCATATAAACACCGTCCTTTTTATTGCTCTTAAATAATGAGTAATAATAACCATAATAATTTGCCACCAACGAAGATTAAAAATTACATAATACTTACCATCAATAAACTTTTCCTCGATTCCGTTTCTTAAATAAAATGGAAATTTAGCCATTTAAAACCCCCTTGCTGTTTTCAATGCTCTCTCAACTTCAAACCCTAATTCCTCTGCAAAATCCTCAACACTATCACCGCCACCACCTATTTGTGGCTCAATTATGTTTATAGTAACACCACCACCGCCCTCACCGCCACTTAGAGTTAATCTACCATCTCTAATAGCATCAGCGAATGTATTGGGTATAACCATCTCACCGGGTGTTAATTGTGCCGGAACACTATCTGTTCCTTTTTGAAACCCTGTTGCCGCTATTGTGGCAACTTGCATAGCACCTTCGGCAATCGCCTTTATCTTCCAGGGAATATCTGTCGGCGGCACCCAATGTTTTGAAATAAGAGAAAGTGTGGCTTGAGTATTCATTATAACTTCAGCAATTCTAATCGCCTTTAATGCTATTGCGAACGCCTTATGTTCATCACTACTTGCAGAAAGAAAAGATTTTGTTGAAGATAGTAAACCATCATTAATTTTTTTCTCTAATACTAATTTTTCCTTTGCAATCTTGTCTGTTGTCTTTTGCCTTTTCTTTTCTTCTTCAAGAATAATCTTTGTTTTTTGTTCCTCAGTAACTTTCTTAGCATTAAATTCTATTTCTAATCGTGTTATCTCTTTAGCTAATGCTTCATCTCCCATTGAGCTAATATTATCTTGAAAAAAACCAATAGATTCTAATTTCCGTGCCTGTTCTTCTTCAAGTTTTGTGGTAGCATCATCTTCACCAAATATACCTTCTTCCCCACCTTCCCCAAAACCAATTCCACCTTCAGGTAAACCAGTTTCTGTTAATGCCTGTTCTTCTCTATGCAACTTAAGCAATGTTTGCATTGCTCTTTTTTTATCTTCCAATAAAACAATAATTCTTTCTTCTGCCTTTGCCCTTGCACCCGGATTGGCTAGTGCTAATCGTATAGTTTCTTTTTGTTTCTCTATTTCCCAATCATAACTCTTAATCCGTCTTTCTAAATCAGATTGCAAATCATTACTTTCCATTCCAACCATCATAGTCGCATCAGCTAATCTTTGCATTGCATCAACTACATAATTTGTAGAAATTAAAACATTCTCCAAAGCAGGAAGTAACCTCTCCCCTAATGCAATAGATAAAACATTGATATTATTCTTCGTTAATTTAATCTGTGATGCAGTTGTTCCCTGTTTTTTTCTAAATTCCTCAACTAATGCAGTATTTTCTTTAAAGGCAGTTGAAGACTGATCCAAAGCATCTTCTAATGTTTCTATTTGGGTTATTACTTTCCCAAATTCCCTGGCTAATCTTTGATCTGCAAGTCCTAATTCCTTTAAAATCGTTGTTGTCGTTCCCCCCTGATCTTCAATTTTCTTCAATCCCTTCAAAAACAACACAATTGCTTGGGCAGAATCTTTCTCAAATACCTGGACAAATTCATCTCTTGTTGTTCCAGCAATATTTGCGAGTGTAGTTAAATCTTTACTTCCGGTAATTGTGGCATCTCGTATTTTGATAGCGACTTTCTGAAATGCGGTTGACGCCGCCTGTGCTTCACCACCAGAACTAATTATAGCAGTTCCAAATGCTAACACCTGATCTGCCGATAATCCAATACGGACACCAAAAGATGCTAGGTTTTGTGATAGTGCTAATAATTCTGCTTCTTGGGTTTTAAACTCATTACCTAACTGTGCTAAAGATGATCCTAACCGATCAACATCATCATCGGCTACACTCATAACTCCCATAAATCTTGACAACTGTAAAGTTCCAGATTCTCCTGCAATATTCGTAGTCGAACTTAACATCGCCATTGTTTTTGTAAATTTAGTTAAACTATCCACTCCCCTGATACCTAACTGTCCGGCAACTTCTTGTATCTTTGCTAATTCTTCAACAGATACAGGAATCTCCTTTGACATATTAAGCAACCCTTTTCTTAATTGTCCAAATTCCTTCTCCGTTGCATCAACAGTCTTTCTCACCCCGGCAAACGCATCTTCAAAATTAACTGCCGACATAACAATCCCTTGCATGATCTTTGCAATTCCGGCACTTACCATAATCTGCCCTAACCGCTTGAATGCCGCACCTGCTTTAGCAGAAGTTCCACTCATTTTCTTCATGGACTTCTCAATATTATCTAATTTCTTGGATGCCCTGTCCTGTGCTTCCAATAAGATTTGAATTTTACTTTGTGCCATATTTCTTCACCTGTTCCTGTTGATGTTCCGCCACAATATTAATCATAAAACTCATCATATCAATAAACCTTTTACTCTGATCCATCCACCCCCCTGAGTTTGGTAAGATACCCTTGTCAAGATAATTATATGCTTTGATGAACCAGTAATAACCAGTATCCACCTCAGTTAAAGGGCATCTTCTGTAACTAATCCCATCAATCACCCATCTATTAGGAAGTGGATGGTCTTTGTCCTTGTATTCCTTGCAATCTTCATCGCAAGTGTGGAAAAGAGCAATAGTTATTTTTTTTTGTCATCATCCGTAACTGTGCCTATATTAAGAACCTCTGCTGATAGTTCCATAAGCACTACAACATCCTGCTTCTCAATAAAGCTAATAATTTCCTCTTTTTCAGTTAGGTTGGGGTGTTTGATCTCAACAACTGATTTAGACAGAACATCCCTGACATAATCCTCTGTTATCTTTAACCCCCCATTTATGACATATTTGGATAAAGTTAAACTTTCAAGTCCAGATAGTGGCTTTAAAACAAAGATAGTTTTTGGTTTTGTCTTGTCCTCTTTTGAAACAAAATCCACCCTCTGGTTCACATCTATGCCTTTTAACAATATTGCACCCCCTTCTTATCCTGTATAAAGAAGTGATATTTCATCATCCCCTGTGTTCTGTGCCATCTCACCTGCTATCTTATCTCTGAGCATACCATTGTCATCTTCTAACTCTGGCTCAAATGGATTGAACTTAGGCATGGTTATGGTAAGTAAGCCACCAACTGTATAGCTTAACTCTCTTTGATTTGTTAGAACATCACCCCTGAAATCATAGGATGTTTCAACTTGTGTTTCAGGATTAAATGATGCAACAGGTGCTCTACCTGTAATCTCAAAACCCTGGATTGCAAGAGCATCACTCAAATCTGCTCTCTTAGCAAGAGTGTTAGCCAAATCCCAATCAAGCATCTTACCAATCAATGTTGTCTTGGAGTTATAAGATAGTGTTCCATTTTTACATACTGCTGTTGTGGTATCTAGCGTAGGTGTTGATATAGCGGCAACAGTAGGTGCGGCTGACCTGTAACCTGAGAAGTTGAACTCATACATCATAAACTGTCCGGCTTCACAAGTTGCCTTTACTGAACCTCTACATCCTGTTACCTTATGAACTCTACCGCCCTTATACACCCAAAGAGTAACAGATTCAATACCTGTTGATCTAGGTGTATATTCAACAGATGTGCCACCTGTGATTGTTTCTTCTAATGCACATCCCTTTAATAAAGCACCAACCCTGGGTGCTGTTCCTGCCGAACCTGAACCGAACATAATTGCCTTAAAAGATACATCTACTGACCTCTCACCTAAAATAGATGGCAACCTACTCAAGTTACCTATCTGTGCCTGTCTTTCTAACGGTGGTGATTGCTCTGTGATAGTGATGTCCTGTGCTTCAATAGCATTTGCACCCACAGTTGGAGTTGGATCAGTTCTGTAAGTGGTTTCCACCTTTGCCAAAACTAATGCGTTTCTTGTTAATACAACCATTTTTATTCCCCCCTCTTAATAACTTATTTTGTCTAGTATGTTTAAATTTATTGATAATAGGAAGTAGTTACCCTGATCTGTTATCTCCCATGCTTGATAACGCTGTGTTACTGCTCCATTGGTAACATCCTGCCAGTTAGTAGGATTATCCAAATCACTTAAGATATCAGCTATCTTGTCATTCATCACATCCCTCTGTTGTGTTTGATTCTGTGCTGATTTTTCAAAAGCAATTTGTATTTGCCATGTTTGTGAATCATAAAACCTATTCACAAGATTTTCCCCTTCAAACTCTCCATCCATCGAACCTGAAATTGGATTAAGAATAAAAGTGTTGCCATACTCTTTGTTTGAAGCATCACCGAAATCAAATGCCTCTTTGCTCTCAGTATAACCAAGAACACCCAACCTTGTGGTTAGTTGATCTTTGATCCCATAGTAACTCATTTCATTTCTTCCCCCTTATTATTGGTTGAATATCAACTGATTTTGCATCAACTAATACACATTGACAGTTCTGTCTGCAACGAGTTCCACCTGATCTTGGTAAACCAAATCTGCTTTGTTCCCAATCTTCCCATTGTTTGACTTTACCGTGTAATCCTAAACAATCTTTACAAGTGCGGACTAAAACAGCAACCCACCGATACTGTTCAGTAACCCCAACCTCAGAAAATTCTGCCGAATCCCTAACCCTTCCCATTGATCCCCTAGTTGTTGATTTTATTTCATTCCTAAACTGCCCGAATATCCTGCCACCCTGTTCTAAATCATCCAATAAAGTTTCTCTTATTATTGCTAAATCAGTTCCTTGCTCAAGACGTATTTGTATATATTCCTCAATAGTAACAGCAGTCCTCTCAGCACTCGCTGATAACATTACTGTTAATGTCCTTAATTCCCTATCTTCAAACTCGTTAAATATTTCTTCTTCTGGCATTTTTAATTGCTTCCTCTACCTTCTTTTTCATATAATTAAAAGACCGCTTCTCTGCTTTTCTTGATATACCAAAAAATTCAAACTTTCTTTTACCATACATCTTGCTTTTAACACCAATATTTTGTAAAATATCTGCAAGTTCTTGGTTTGAAAGATATGACTTCTTTCTATGTGATTTTAGATAAATTAGAACACCACTTGGAACATACCGGCTCGTGATAGATTTCCTTAGTTGCCCTGTTGCCTTCAACGGAAGAAACCCCTGTCTTTTCTTATTTCTCTGCTTCAATGTTGAATCAGCTAATTTTCCATATCTCTTATTATGCAAATCTATTGCTCTCGCCATTCTAGTATGTATATCAGGTATAATCTCTCTGACTGCCACTTCCTTTAAATCTTTCTTGAGATTGAATTTCGGAAAGCGTATATAACCTTTGATTCTATGACTAAACATTATTTTTATCTATTAACTCTTTGTTAAGATTAGGATTATTAGATTTCTCAACTTCAATACTACCATCTGCCTTGACCTTCTCAGCGAACTCAATACCCTTCTTTGCCGCTTCAGGAAAATACTTATCCTCTAATATATTCTGCACCCTAGTAACAAACACACCCAACACTTCCTCTGGCTCTTGCATCAGAACATCAATGTCTAACATTTTGTATAACTTCTCAATATCCTTATCGATGGCTTCCTCGATCTTATCCATCTCATCTAAGTGCTTGATTATAACTTTATCTAATCCCATGATTTGTGAAATGCAATCCCTCTTGCCTTTGATGTTTCCTGATACTTATTCTTTCCCATACACCCATAGTTGTTAATAGATGAGTTGATAGCATGGTAATATCTTCCATTGGCTTTGTTCATGTGGGCAACCCATTGGTCTACCCCCATCTCTTTCATAGTCAAGTAAAAATCATGATCTTCCCATCCATACCCTACCTCACCAAACACACCATCTTCCCTCAACCTCAACCCCATATCAAACAGCCATCTTCTATACATCCCATAGAACAAACAAGCCGCTTTCTGTGTTCTTGGCTCAAACAATGTGTGGCAGTAATCTTCATGGAACTTACAATGCTCAGTATTCTTTTGGTTCTGCCACTTGTTAGGTTTGAACCCTATTGTTTGGCACTCATCATGGTGATCCAAGTAATCCATCAGCATAAAGATGCTATTCTTTACAGGTAACACATCAGCATCAAGTAAAAGAACATAATCACCAATAGATTTCTCAATACCCTGATTCTTCCCCTTAGAAATTCCAAGATTTTTTCTGTTACTGATGATGTGAAGATTGTCATTTACCCACACCTTCTGCTTTCCCTTCAAGAACTCTATACTGCCATCCTTTGAGCCATTGTCCACCACAATAACCTCAAAGTCATTGTCAAAGCACTCGGTTTCTAAAACCTCAAGGGTATCTTTAAGAACATTCTTGCAGTTCCAATTAAGGATATTAACAGATAACCTCATGCCCTTCCTATCCGTATCTGTGCCGCACCATACCCTTCTTCATCACCCTGTATGAACCCACTCTCATCCTCATCATACTGTAATCTCATCCCATTAAATGCATCATTAAACAGTTCCCAATACCTATTACCTAGCATATGCCACTTGTCATCAGGTTCATCCATCAAATCAAGACAAATAAAATGCACAGTAAGGTATATCAACGGAACTTTAATCTCGCTACTCTCCAAGATCAAAGAATGCCTTTTGCCCTTATTGAGTAACATAGTTTCTATCTTCTCAAAACTCTGTGTGATCTGTTTACTCCAAGACCTTATAATCCTATACCTGCTTGTATTGTCAGGATTAGTTGCCCAGTTAGGTGTTACTGAAATAACACCTGTTGACTGCACAAAGTCAGTAATATCTCTCATCTGGTTCGGCCCTGTGCCACCTATAATCTCAATTGTGCCACCATTCCAATAATCATCTGCTTCTTTCCTCTGTGCTGTATCTGTCAATGTTCCTGCCGCACCGGCTGTTGCTGTTGATGTATCCTGTATCTGAGTTTTCCTCAATGAGTTCAACTCATTGTATAGATCATCATCTGTAATAGGTATTGACAGAATACTCAAGACTACATCAAACAACTGATCCTCATACCTTGTTTCACCACTAATGGTATATTCCCAAGTGGCTTTGTAATTCAGATCCTTTGTAGCTGTGTGGGTAGCTGTAATTGAATAAGTCATCTCTCCTGTTGTAGCATCCCTAGAAGCACTTGCCTGGGCCTGTAATGTAGCACCATCCGGCTTGTAAAGAGTGATTTTTACACTATCAGCAGGTATTAGAGGTCTATTATTCTCATATGCTGTCAGGCGAATTGTGCCTGTTTTCTCTTTCAGAAATTGCTGTTTCATTATACTCCCCCTTGATAAGTGCTTCTAAATTTGTGATCTTATTATCTAATTTCTCAATATGATGCCTTAATACCTGTTGAATTGTCTTGATGTTATTCAATTCATGCTCTGCTACTTGAAGATATCGTTTTTGCAAATCTGTTCACCATTATCCTTTTCAGGAAAATATGTAGCTGACAAATCCAACATCTTGTATACATGCTCTAAATGCTCTAATGACTTATTGATTATCTTTTCTCTTTCCAATATAACTCTCTTAAATTCTTGGTTGTTCTCTCTGGCATCTTTGGCAATCTGACTTAATTCATATACAGATTTAGAAATCATATGTAAGAAGTCAGCTTGTTTCATAACTTCTGTTCAATTCTTCTTAATGTATCTTTCTGTTCTTTTACATTCTCTATCATCATTTCCTGCCTAGCATCAATCCTGGTTACTATCTCCTTTGTTACATGATTATCTGCCCTGATTTCAGTATGTTCATCTGTATTTCTTCTATCATTAGTAATAATCTCTTTGCCACCAAATATAAGGGCAGTAATAATAATTCCAGATGGTATTAACTTAATTGCTTCAGCCATTATTGTTCTTAAAGGCATAACTACTCCTTAGTTCTTAGTCTATCTGATGTTGTTGGTTCTTCCAACCTGCAATACCCACTTATATTAGATACATCCACCCCTGTTACAGCCGGTGCTATAAAGAACCCTTGCACATAATTATTGACATCTATATGTGATATATAATACTCATACTCACTTGCTGTTATACTTGCTAATACTCTCCTACCTGCATTGTTAGGGAACTTCTTAGTTGCCTCACTCCCACTAATCTCTCTAACCCAAGCATCCCTGTTTGAAGAATTGGCATTGTCAATATGCATTAATGCTATATCTGCATCAGCACTATCATTCCCTTCCAGGGATGTTCCAGTAATGCCTTCCTGATCCCAACTCCCTACAGTTGTTACCACCTCATCGACATCATCTTCCATGTGATTCCATCCACAATCAGATGACATATAACCCATCTCATAGATGTAAACCTGCCTAGTAGGTGTCTTGCCTGACCTGTTTTGGTATGTCCAGTAAACATTATTCGTTCCGTCATTCTGAACTTTAACAACACCCCAATCATGTGATTGGTTCGGCTGTGCTGTATTAGGATTCACGCTGTTAAGCGATCTGCAACCCCAATTGCCGCCATTATTGAAATGAGTTCTTGTAATAGCGAACTCACCATCACCACCACCTGACAAGAGGTTCTTTGTCCATGTGTTCGCTGTATAAGAACAGGCCACACCATCAGAGTGTGCTGTTACGCTATCACCACCAAACTCTGCATGTAAATAGAACTTCTGTGTTGCCGCTGTCTTATGTATTACAACCTGGTTGCTTCCATTCAAAGAACTAGGTGAAATCATTGTGCTGTTAGCAATATGATTTCTTGTCTTAAATGCCATTAAAGAGCCAACAGGGTAAACACCCATAACACCTGTTACTGTATTCGTTCCCACAATAACAACTATCTTGGGATCGTCATGCTCTAACAAAGAACTTAAATCTATGGTTTGCGCACCTGTGGTTAAGGGAACGGTTATTTCTTTTGAAGCCAGGTCATTGTGGATTATTACTGCCGCCATTTGGTAAATATCTCTCTATTAAATCTACTGCATCTCTTACTGTGCCTACACCGGCTATCTTTGAATATAACCTATCTTCTTTCCCACCACCTGTATACCCATAATCCGTAAAATGAAGTTCTATGGCCATCCATATCGCAAGAGCATCTAATGAATCAACAAAAGGTGTGCTGTTAATCTTTGTGTCTAATGTTACCTCATCATCAGTAATAACACTTGTAGAGAAATTCTGCCCTTCGTATTTTTTCCTAATACATATAAGTTCTTCTTTAATCACTTTTATGCAATGTTGCTCTAAGGTGGCTCTGTCCATCTTCAATAGCATCCAATGTTTTGAATAAACCCTTATATGACCTTAACATCTCTATTCTTCTCGGATCGTGTATTCCCTTATCCAGGAAATGGTCAATAGTTTTTAGTGTTGCATATATACACCCAAACGCTTCTTCCTCACTCAATCCAAAGTGTTCCTCAACTGTCATGGCAAATCCTTAGTATACTTCAGCATATCCGCCGCTGAAATACTTATAGTTGGCTTATCATTTGATGCTGATGCATCTTTCTGCCCTTTCAACTCATCACTATATATATCAAATCTTGGTTTGCCTACAAAGGCAGGTATATACTGCTTAAAATAATAATCCAACCAACTTAATGTAATCAATGAACCCTCATAATCCATAGCATAACAATCAGCATCGGTTGTGTGGTTATATGTATCAAACATCTTAGCTTGTTGATAGAAGTATGATGTTCTCTCAACATCTTTGGGCATATCATTAGCTATCTTGTTATCAAATAGAAACTTCTCAACCTGTTTACCCAAAAGAGCTTCTTCTGTCAGGAACTCTTTAGTTGTTATCTTCCTATGTATCCTCTGCATTGCTATGTCTTGAACATCAACAGCTAATTTACTCAATACACTCTTAAATATAGTTGTATCCCCATCCACAAGATATTTCTTTGCAAGATACTCATACCAAGTGATCTTGCCATCTTTATACTCTTTGACAATCTCAGATAGTTTCATTTTATTTTGGCTGTCCAACACACATCATCACCTGCATTATCACTACCACAATAAATAAACTGATCTGCCTTTAAATCAACTGATAAATGTGTAGGTGATTTGTTGCCATAAGTAGCACTTGGCACAGATGTGTTCTTGAATGCCCACCTTATTGTTCCATCTTCATTTTCTTTAGTTACAACTAGAGTGTAATCACTTTTCGGCACACTACCTGATTGTGGCACTTGATACCAAGTATCTGCACTTGCTAGTGCAACTGTTCCTGCTGTTCCTGCTCCACCTAGTCCAAACAATTTTAGCACCTGTATCTTTGCATTAACTACTGCCCTTTTAATATTAGATTTTGTTACCCTGACAGATTGCTGAAACTTGGCAATCCTGTTTGTAGGTGTAACCCTGACAGTAAGAGGTGTTATCACAAACCTGGTAACCTTATACCCCTTACCTGGAACTGTATATTCTACAATTGCTAGTTGCCCATCTAAGACAACTACTCTATACGCTTTGTTTAGTGTTGGATCAAGAACATATACTATATCATCCCTGGGTGTTGAAACAGAGATGATGGCTAACTCAGCATCATCAATAAATAACTGATAGTAAGTTCCTGCATTTATATCATCTTCAAATATTGGCTCATCACTTGCAGTATCAGCAGTTGCTTCAAAATAAAGCTGTTCATCATCAACCTTGAGTGCATAATTCTGTGCTGTGGTTCTATCCGTAACAATATATTGACTAGCCATATTATTTCCGTTGATATTGCCAAATAGTATGATCTCTGCCCAATGCTACACTCACACATGGGAATGTATAATCACCACCATCTGTGTTAAGGCAAGGCACTTCTTCAAAATTAGCACTTCCCTGCCATGACTGCCAATCATCTAATGCTTTCTCAAACTCAGGAACATCCATCAACTGCACAGCAAAATAAGCACCACTACCATCACCGCTTGACACAGCACTAGCGAATCTATCAGCACTCACCTTGACACCGTTAGAATAATACTGCACAGGTTGGGGTAAACTGCCACTATGATCCTGAATGAATGCTCTCCATTCCTCAATGCCATACTGCCCATCTGAGGTAAACCATACCTTGCCACCCTCTACCCAACTTGCAGGGTTGGGGAAGTATTGCAGGGATTTAGTGAAATTAACCTTAGTGATCGTGCTTTCCTTTACTGCCACATAATCAGTATTGAAATCCAAGTCCTTAGTCATCAGTTCTGGAATACACCCTATACACATCACTAAGATAATCCATATTGCCATAAGTAATAGTTTCTTACTCACTATTGCACCCCCTATTAAATACCAAGTTTGATCTTTACTGCATTTGTAATAGTGGTTTTAATATTACTGCCATTGTTGATAGCAGTTACTAGCTGTGTAAACTCTGTAGATGTTTCATCTTCAGGTGTGTCAGGGTCATCTGCAACATTCATAAAAATCACCGTAACACTACCCCCAACAGGATCACCATTAGAATCAACCTTGCGGTAAGTAACCTCACAGGTTTTGGTGAACACCAAGAACCTTACTGTATCAAGTTTCCACACAGCCACATCAGGTTTAACTTCTGCCTTTGTGATGTCGCCATCAGCCGCATAGGCAACTGTGTAAAAAATGCACAATGCTAATGTTAGTAATAGTTTCTTCATCTCTCCCCCTTTTAGTTAGCGGCACATACCGCACAGATCGCTATTGAGTTATCCTCACCTATTTCAGTTCCGGCATCACAGGTTCCGTCATCATCTACTGTGAGAATACAGTTATTGTTTGCTCCGACAAGTGTTATGGCATCAAGAATCTTAACTGTTCCACTCCCGACATCAATCACTCCATCAGTAACATTGTGAGTTAAAGAAATCCATTCATCATTAGCAGTATTGGGTGGAGTAGCAGATTGAACATAAAGGGTGGGATCTGTTGCCAATGGATGATCGTAATCTTGGTCTATACCTGCTATATCACCTATGATAAAATGATTTCCGGCATTATCGTGTGGTGTAAATGTTGTCTGGATAAAATCCTTGTCGCTTTTCCACCTGACCATTGTTGTTCCTTCATCCATAAGATATATAGCGGCATTACTAACACTAAGTTTCAATTCACTACCTACACCTGTTTGAATAACTGCATTTTGTTGGTCATGATACATCTCGATGTAGTCATCAGCGTTAGTATCATCAGCAGAGTATATCCTTAACGTAGGATCAGTTGCAGAAGTGTTGGGTATCCTATCATCATCTGCTTCATCGCCTACATTCATCAAACTTATATAATTAGTGCCTGACTCTAGAACACCAGTTCCTACATCATCTGCATCTCCATTGTGGGTAAGACCCATATATTGAATATTGGATGTATCTGGGTCAAGGTCAGAGTGTATATAGAGAGTAGGATTAGTCTGAGTAGCATGGTCGTGGTCTTTACCTGCACCCCAATGACTTATAACATACTGATTTCCTGTTTCATCTTTTAACTGCCATATAAACTGATAGAAAGTAGTGTTATCATAGGAGAAATTAACTCCTGCTGTTCCATTCCGTAGAAAAGCAACAGAACCCCATCCAGAATCATATATTATCCCTTCTGGAGCATCAAACTGTAAATCTCCTGCTCCTGATACAATCTGTGCATCAGTCTGGTCATGATACATCTCAATGTAGTCTGTGGATACACCTTCATCGGCAGAATACACTCTTAGATGTGGATCAGTATCACTCACATCAGGAACTCTAGTATCTCCTTCTTCTTGCAAAATAAAATCGCCATCATTTCTTAATGCGATTTCATCTTCCATCCAAGTAAGCAATCCGTTGCTAGTAGTGGCATCAAACATTAAATAAAAATCAGTATTCCCCCCGTAACCTATTCTTGTACTCCGGTCAAAAATAAAAGCATCCTGTCCTGCGTTATAGTATATGTTCCCATCTGTGCCATTATCAATATTAAAAACTATAGACGGAAGTGGTGTCGGACTACCCCCAGTTCCACTTCCAAGTGTAAGCCCATGTCTATTAAATTCTCCAATTTCAAGAGGTGCAATTACATTATCGTAGTAAATAGTAACATCGTCTGGGTGGTTGTTCTGAGCACCAAAATATATTCTGTTTACTCCATAAGTTCCATAAGTATTACCACTAAAATTTGTTTTTAAGGTTAATGCGTCTGCCCCTTCTGCAATCCACCATTTAAAGTACCCATCTGTGGGATGACGATAATAACTCATTTTTATATGATACCAAGTACCAGTAGTTACATTTGTTTCGTCTTGATTTGTTATTAAGGTATCTGAACCATTTGTATAAGCACCACCGATTTTTAATTGCCCCCCGTCATCTCTCAGCCGTATGCTTGATAAAACACCAGCACCTATTGTGTTTTGTGCGTTTATTAATCGCATTACTGTTATTGATGTTACATCATCGAGATAAACCATAGCTTCCATAGTAACAGAATCAATCTCATCTGTAAATTGTCTATGGGCTAATACCTCTGTCAATCCTGCACTATCAGGAACTACATCAGCTTTAACACCGTAACTTCCGGCATAAGGTGTTGTTCCAGATATTGCGATTGTAGAACTTTGGTGTGTTTCAGTATGCCATAAATTTAAAGAGTTTTGTTCAAAGTCATCGGTGGGGTTTATAATAATGCCAAGTGTGTCTACATCTGTTCCAGAATTAATTGTTACCTTATCTGATATTGATTCAAAATCCAATGTTAGATTCTCGTTATTACTCCCACTTGTTCCCCCTAATGTTAAAGTACCCGAATCAGCTAATATCGCATTACCTGAAACCGCTTCCCACTCACCTGCTGTATCACACTCACCGGCACTAGGCACACACTTATAGAACTGATCTAATGTAGTGTCATAACAGAGATGCCTTGCTTTCCCATCTGTCAAAGCATCACAATCGGCACTCTGCCTATATATCCACAGATATGTTTGGGCATTAGCAACTGCCGCCAACCACATTAGGAATATGAACATTACTATTGATATGAGTATCGGTAATATAGTTTGAACCAGGAAATCTCTAGCATTAAATCTCATTTTAACCTCTTAATTGTATTTGTATTGGCACTAAACCCTAACTCCCTCAAGCATCTACCTCTGCATTGATACTTGCATATAGGATTCTTGGGATCATAGATATGTTCAATCACATATGCTTTTGAAACTGATGGCTGATAGTAACTGTTGAAGTCCTGCACCTTATTCCCATGCCTGTCCTTGACACTAAGCCACCTTCTCATCCTTAGATTGAATCTGGCATTGTAGTAGTCAATTTGTTTCTGGTTAAGGTGCTTTGTAAGGGGATTCAGCTTGAGTTTATATGGCTGATGCCCTTCTTTCAGCACATAGTTTCTTGGGCATTTGATCTTGCCAAATACAGCAACACCCTTCTGACTCTCATTCCACTCCTTTAGCAGAACCACGCTTCCCCCTAGATTTCTTAGTTTTACCTAACTCATCAGCAACAACTTTGCCTGTTGCATCAGCTATGGTTTGTGCCATTTCAATAATATCTTTCTTTTTGGATTGCTTATGCCTTGCTATTCTCTGATCTTTCCATACCTTGTGTAGTTTCTTGTATTTGTCAGTTTGCTTATATGCATCAATTTGGGCATCTGTCCTCTTATCAAGATATAACTCAATTCCCTTCTTCATCCACCGCCTCATAGTATTCTCAGCATTCATTACTGTCATAGGGCCAATCTTCTTATTGAGTGATGTCCATAGAGTAACTAGTTTATGATCCTGAAACTCCTTCATTGGTATAGTAACACCACCTGCACCATGTTTGCTCTTGAGTGAGTCAATCTTCATTAACTCTTGTTCAAAATCTGATCTGTTCTCATTTACCATGATTCCCTCTCCTATTCCCCAGGGGGATGCTGTTAAACACCCCCCTAAGTGTGATTTTACATAAAAGAACTTAACATTGGTTAAGTAATTTCATTAAATTGCATCTCATTGGCATGTTTGTTTCTGAGGATTGCTTCACCCCAAAAACCTGTTCCTGTGATTTGATCACCAATCTCACCAACAATAACTCTGTCAACTTCCATCTTGATGCCTTGCTTCTCAACATACTTAATTGCATCTCTTGAGAAAGCCGCACCTGATGCATTGTTAGATGATACTGCCACATTGTTGTCTATATAAACATCGAAACCAAGTATCCTACCTGTGAAGCCATTTCGGGCAATGTCCTCTTGGACAGAACCTAATGCTTCTGATTGAATCTTGCCTGATGTAGTTTCCATCAATGTGATGATACCTACTGTTCCCCAGAACTGTCCTGGTGTAACTACCAAGTTGTAAGGTAAAGGTGCAATACCTGCCCTTAACTCCTTGTATGCCGCATAAAGATCAGCAACTACAATGTCCTCATTTGCATCACCTTGATTCGGTGTAAAACTAGCAAACAATGTTGCAAGATCTAAATCTCGCCTTACTGCTAAACATTGTCCGATTAACTGACCTGCCGCAACTGCTAGATCACTAACAGAACCCATAACAGCTAATGGCTTGAGCAACACAGTCGCACCATGAGCACCGACTGTTGCTTGGCTAGGTGATGTTTCATCACTACCACTTGTGTCAAGTGCCTGGTTAGCTAAGTTGCTGTCTGTTTCAGAGGTCAATCTTGTAATGAACGGAGTATCATGCACAATACCAGGGCCAGGGAATGCTACATTCCTAACCAATGGCTTGATAATATCTCCATCATCCAATTCAAGTAAACATGCTTCAACAACTGTAGGGATAGCTTCTTCCATAGTTGTTGTAGTAGTTTCATTTGCCATACCCTTATTGCTTTGTAACTTTTGGATCAATCTTAAAAACCAATTCATTTGTTTAATTCTCCTTTCTTCAGTATTTCAAAGGATAGCATTTATGCCTTTCTCAGCTTGTTTTGCTGAAATTCTCGCTTTGATTTCAATGACCTTCTGCCTGTTGCCACTTCTCATAGCGGCTTCCAGTTCTCTGGCATCCTTCATAGGATCATCAGAGCCAATCTGCCCACCTGTTCCACCTGTGGCAGGTGGTGAGCCACTTCCCCCATGTCCTGTTGATTTGACAAGGTATTGTCTATCTTTCAAAAATGCCTTCACCCCTTCCTCTACGGAAAGTAAATCCTCTACTCCACTAGCATTCTTGCCTTTGATCTTGACAATTCCTTTGTCATCTATTTGGGCAAGTGATTTGACTAACTGAACAGCATCTAAATAACCGTTCTGTTTAGAAATCTCTGCTGTGAGAGAATGAGTAATCTGCATATCCTTGATCGTGGTGTTATGCTTATCAATCAATCCCTTATATTCGTTCTCTTTAGTTGACCAACCTTCTTTCAACTTATCATACTCTTTTGCTTCCTCTAGCTTGGCTTGTTTCTTGCTTTCTTCATCAACTTGGTATTTCTGCAACTGATCTTGAAGTATCTTGACCTGCTCTTGAGTAGCCATTAAATCAGTTTGCATACCCTTCTTGTTCTCAGCCATCATGTGATTCACTTGATCTTGTGTGAATGATTTAGTTTCTGTGGGTGAGGGTGGCGATGCAGGATCACCACCTGCTTCACCCCTTTCACCTAAATTCAAGATAGCTAACATACCAAGATTGGATAATACTGCTAAACAAAATAATCTAAACATTAAAACCCCCCTTTTTCTCACCCTGTTGGGTAACAGTTTTCTTTCTTAAACCTAATCTATCAAAAAGCCGATTGCCACCACCATTACCATTACCGCCACTTAACTTATCTTCACCTGTGGATTCCATGTCGGCTACTAATTCATCAATTTCCTCATCCGGCTTTCTTGGGAACTTCTTTTTAATAACTGCCTTCTTAACTTCCTGATTCACCATATTCCCAAGTCCTAGCATAAGCATCTTCTTGGCTTCCTCAAGGTCATCATCTAGCTTCTGGATACTGAACTCATTAGGATACACCACATGACCTTCAAACTCCTTACCTTCCCACTTAGAGAACATCTGCCACATCTTCATCTCACCATCTTCATAGTTCTGTGATTTCTTGGATAAGGCAGAGTTGGTTTGGTTGAAATCCCATGCCTTGCTTGTGCCACTCTGATTTACTGCTGTTTGCCCTTTAGATGCCATACTCCCACTCTCTAGCTTGGCTAACTGAAACATCTTTTCAACTTGCCTCTCAATCTGATCCATAATCACCCTTGCATTGTCAGCAGGTGGAGAAACATACTGAGGTGCATTGTGTCCTTCAGGATAGATCAACCCTTTATTTGTGCCAACCTCTGTTTCCTGGTAACTAGCTGATTTACCCTGTAATGCCAAGAATGAGAATGTTTGATTCCTTGTGATTTCCTGTAACTCAGAACATAGATTATACACATCCCTTGCTACAAAGGAAATATCAGCAATAGCACTAACTCCTAAGAAATTCTTTACCTTCTTACTTGGCTTGTCCTTAACACAAACAATAGGCACTTCTTTGAGTTGATGTGTGCCTTCTGCTATCTGTTCATAATCAGTATTAAACACCATCCATCCTTCTCTTGTCCACAACCTATAAGTTGTATTCATGGGATTCTCTTTATCATAATTCTCCCAATTCGTATTCCCATCCTGCACATCTTTGAGAAGCACCCAATATGGCTTACCAAACTGGTCTAAACTCCAGTTCATTACCATCTGTGGATGATACTGCACAAAGTAAGGGAATTGGTCATTGACTACCCTCTGCTGTAAATTCAACTCACCCTGGTTCTGTGGCATATCCACCAACACAAATGAATGACCATAGATTTGTGAGAGGTCGGCAGATGACCTTCTGAACTCATCTATGCTAGAACCCATCCTGTCCACATTCTCCTCACGCTTCTCAACAGTATCCTCAATATTCATAAATTCTTCCATGACCGGCTGTTTAAACAAATGGTCTGTGAATATGTCAATTATAGGTGCTGTGAAGTTGTAGTAATAACTCATCCTGATCCTCTCAGCGAAATCTTCGTATCGTTCCTTCTTATGCTTGAATAGATTGGTATTCTCTGTCCTTGTGTATTTCTTACCCTCAACAACAAGATCAAACGAACCCACATTCTTAATTCTGTCATAAGGCACATTAGCACCTGTATAAGACAACCCCCCTTCATAGGTATCCAATAGGAAATTCCAATAGTTCAAGTTCTCCCTGTAGATTGGATGTGGATTCTCGATCATGTCTTTAATGTTAGCCATCTTAAAATCTCCTTATATTGGGATACCTGTTGTTAATTCCCTATTCAAACTATGCTCTGATTCTATAAAATACCCTAGTGCATCTGATGCGTGAGTGAGTTTTAAATTCTTTCCCTTGTCAATATGTGTAGTTCCCTCTTTGTAAGACACCTGCTCAAAATCAGCTATGAGATGCTTACACTTCGGATTAATTAGCACTCTCCTGTCTTGAGTGCTAGAGCATATCATCCCATTAACTGAGTTAATCCTATCTCTCTCACCAGGATTGGATAAAGATACACGGTTACTAACTCTATATTGCCCTAACTCATTCTCAATAATTTGATAGTTAGTTATATTACTATTAGTGTGTCTTGCCTTGCCGGTAGCATCACCATAGAGATTCACACCTGACCTGTGAGTCGGATACCTGCTCTTAAACTCATTACAACACTCGATTGTGTTAGAGTTGCGAATGTATATCTCATCAATAACCCTGATCTCTTTTAAGCCATCGCTTGTAAATCCATATTGAGTGATTACCCATGCCATAGGATCAACATTGAAATCACAGCATAGGTTGAGTGGTAGGTTAGGATTGTATTGTGATACCTTGAAAGCTAAATCACCTGCATTGTATCTTCTATCAAATGCGTAGTAGGTTTGACCGGCGAATACAACAATCTTGCCCATGATTTCCTGCTCCATGAACTTACTGTCGTATTTCTGTGCTAATGAGTCAATCGCTTCCTTGCTGATGGTGGTGTTCTCATATGTGCTGAACCTGACTGTTCCATAGTCCTTCTGCTTCTTCTCAACAAAGACCTCATGCAGATCATCAAATGAGTTCGGGGATGATGTAACAAATATCTTTCCATCTGTAGATAACACCCTGCCAAGCAACACATCCCATAACTCCATGAAGTTCTTACATTCCCTTGCCTCATCAACCCACCCACCCATAAGGGTAACATTCCTGATCTTATCTGGATTCTCTGCTGAGAAGCCAAACACTTCCCTCTTGTTTTTAAGAGTGATAATTTTCTTACTGTCATTCTCTTTTAAGATTAATGGCCTAGCCGCATTCTTAAACTCTCTCCATGTGGTTCTGTCAAGCATGTGGAATGTGGGTGCTACTATACCAAATGGAATGTTAATATCAACCTTACTATTCCATGCCTGTTTAACAGCTTCCCTAGCACCGGCATAAGTCTTGCCACCCCTGATGCCACAGAGCATGAGAACAAATCTCCACATATTATCACAAGCATAGTGGAATGCCTGTTGCCCTTCATGTGGTGTGTATTTCTTTAATCTCAATCTACCCATCCCCAGTCTGGTATTTCGATTGGCTTATCCTCTGGAACTTTAATTGTAGAATCGCCTGTATTTCCCGTTGCCTTGTTTCGGAACAGAAACAAACTCAAGCTCCTCATTAACCATCTCATCATTATCCACCTCTATCCTATCAGATTGCCCTAAGTATTGTTTGCCTAGCCATATCAATAATGTGGCATTCCTCTCAGCCAACTTAAACTGCATCCGCCTTAGTGATGCCTTGCCATAATCCTTATACTTCTCACGCAACTCAGCAAACCCCTTGCCATACTCAACCTTGAGCAGTTTATTGAGTGTGTCTATACCAATATCCAAGACAGCACATATCTCCAACTGTGTGCATTGGATTTTACACAATTCCTCAAACTGCCGGAAATCAACTACCTTTGCTTTTCTGCCCTTTTTCATTTGTGTAATCTTCCCACCTCTTTATGATAACATCGCAGTATTTAGGATCAATCTCTATGCCATAACAAATGCGATTGGTTTTCTCACAGGCAATTAGGGTTGAGCCAGAACCGAGGAATAAATCCATCACAATACTTTTATCACGATCTGTCTGTGGATCAATTAACGCATTTAATAATGCAACTGGTTTCGGACAAGGATGTTTTTTATTAAGTTCCTTTTCACGGTCAGTCCCATATTCAAATAAATCTGTATCATATCGTACTTTAGGTGGCTTACCTAAAACAAATATTGGTTCAGTACGCCGGGCAAATGCTATTGGACTTGCGGAAAGAGCGAACTTCTTAAACCAAACTAAATGATGAAAGTTTCGGTCAAATTCATAAAATATATGTTCATTCCCAAACCCAACTGTTATGACAATAAATTCTGAGTACTGTTTTAATATATTAAACCATAATGCACAAAATTGTTTATGTTCATCTTTCGTGTTGTTATCATCATATTTATTATATTTAAAATTCACACCATAAGGCGGATCAGTAAACACCATATCCGCTTTCTTCCCCCCCATCAACTTCTCAACATCTTCTTTCTTCGTGCTATCCCCACACATCAACCGATGCCTACCCAACTGCCATATATCCCCTGTCTTGCAGATAGCCGGAGCATCATCAGGTATCTCATCATCCTGGGCATCCGGCTCTAAGGCAAATATCCGATCCAACTCATCACTCTCAAACCCCACATCAGTTAAGATGGCCTCATCAAAGTTCGCCAGGAGATCGTAATCAAACTCACCTAAATTCTTATTTAATCGCAGGTTAAGTTCTTTTTCACGCTTTAAGTCAGATATTTTGATGTAGGTAACCGGCACATCCTTATACCCTAAATCCTTTGCCACCCTGCAACGGAAGTGTCCACCTATAATAATATTCTTTCTATCCTTAAATGAATTAACTATGATGGGATCAACCAACCCAAACCTCTCGATTGACTTCTTGAGGTCAGCGTATTCCTTCTCAGATGCCTTGCGAGGATTATATTCCGATGCTTTGAGTTTATTGATGGGAATATATTCTATTTTAAGATTAGTAGTATGCATAAAAAAGACCACCCCCACAGGGAATGATCTTATAAATTATAAGCATATATATTAGTTTATGTCAAGTATTTTTTCACATCACCTAAATAACTCAGGGTAAACACTCCTTTTTGATTCATTGAGAATATGCAACCCCAGGTGCGGATTTACACAATTTCTTAGAACCTTTCTTTTATCAATATTCCCATAACTTGACAAATCAAAACCTTTAGCCATTGACAACTCTCCCATACTTCCATAATGTTCTCTGCACCCCTTTGGGAAACTCCCAATAGCAAAGTTAGTCCAGAACAAATGATTATCCACCTCTGTTGCAGGTATCAGTAGTTTATAGTATGGGATAACATTTTCAACACAATATTTTGTTTTGCAAAACTGCTTTAGAAGTATTACCTGTTGATACAATGCCATATCAGGATATTTATATGGATTCCCACTTGAGTATTTACTATCTACCCCCATAACACCTATGTTGATTCTGCTATGTGTAGGACAAGGTGGAGATGACCAAATGAACTCAAACTCCCCAAAATGCTCAAGCAAATACTGGTGTGCATCACCAATCACCATCTTGTCTTGAGGGAAGAAATCCTGGTATATCCCTGCGATCTTAGGATTGATCTCCACAGCAGTAACCTCAACATCTTCCCATAGCTTTCTATTGCCGCCAATCCCTGCATATAAGTTCAGCACCTTCATGTATGCCTCTCCACAAACTCATCAAACTCATCAATCAAGGGCAATTCCTCTCTCCTAACCAAATGCCGGTAACATGCCAGGAGCATCTTGGTTCTTAAAAGCACCATTCTATCATCATGGCTTAGTTTGGGTAGTTCAATCTTGCCTTTTTCCATGTAATTCCTCAGTTAATGTTGAAGTGTCTAAATTAATCCTTTTCATGCTTCTTAAATACACTCTTGGAATCTTAGTTTTATTACCTATATCCCCATTCTGCCCTATCTGTGATCCCACAATAATATGCTTCTTAGTTCTCCTCACAAGCCACCCAATCTCACGAATCAAACAATCTTCCTCTGCCCACTCATTAACAGCAGATGCAGTATCCCAGGACACATCACTCTCAGCATCTACCCACTCAAAGAGGTAGAGTTTGTATTTCTTTCTTGGCTTATCTCTTTCCAACATTGTTCCCATAACCCCTGTTTAACTAACCAACATTGAACATCCTTAAATATCTCAAACCAATACTGCAACCTCTTGCACTCATCACAAGCCACAATACCCCTCACATTCTTCCTGAAACAAATCCATCTGCCCTTGAGTGAAATCAACATCCTCTAGTGGTTGGCAACTCCTATGTAAATACATTGGTGATTTAATGCCTTTCCTTGAGTTGTGTCTTATCTTAATATCAAAATCAACAGCATCACTAAACTCTAATGGATAACCTGTCTTTAATGATTGCCAAAACATATCACTATGATATGGGCATCCAACACAAGCAGATTTAGGTGGTAAGTGAAATCCCATTGTTTGTATATATGTAATGCACTTTGCCCTGCTGATGTTATTCTCAATCAATGGATATATGTTAATGGCATACCCCACCCTGCTAGGTTTCATCCTAGTGGCTTCATCAATGGAAATCCCTAGCCAAACATTTGCAGGTTCTTTTGTTCTCTGATATGGTTTCAAACCTAACAACTTTCTCACCATTTTATACACAGGTATAATCTTATAATCATTTGTGCATTGTCGCATTAACATCCCTGCCTTGTCATTCTCATCCTTTGTGAATAGCGGCATTGTTACCCACTTTCTATCTCTATTCAAAGCATCTTTCTTGATGTTTCCATTCTCAACAACCCTGAACCTCATACCCTTATCCTCACAGTAAGGAATAAACCAACTCAGGTATTTATAGGTATCTTCTAACTCCCACCCAGGATCGGAGAAAACAGAATAATCAGGCATAGGCAAATCCCCATTAATACACATCAATGCCATAGCTACTGTTTGCACACCACCACCAAATGAAAGAATGTTCATATTGTAATATCCACCTCAATAGTCAGTTCTTCCAACCTTCTTTTGCCTAACATATAAGATGTTCTCTTGGGAACTATTGTGAGATAGCTGATACCAATAGTTGCAGGAACATAGCACCTGTCCACCCCATAGCTGACCTTGCCTGGTTGCCATGTTTTTAAGAAAGAACCTGTCCTGACTAAAGCAATCTGCCGGTTCTTAACCTTGAGAGTATCAACATTCCTTGAGTCAGATAAATAAAGGCGATCAACTTTCCCTGCTGTGATGTCATGGTTATGGCCCATTAAATAACAATCTGCCTGATGTGATAGTATAAGATTATTGACCGCCCTTATTGATGATGCCTTACTTGCACCTGTCTTTCCATGATGTGCGAACATATCATACTTCAATGAGTGTGTTGCATCTCTTTTAATCAACAGCCGGACAAACCCTGCAACCCCTAAGTATTTAGTTTCCAACAACCCTGCCAGGTATTGATCTGAGTTTGTGCCATCCATAAAATCTAGGTAATGGTTGCCATTAAGAACAGCTATTGTTCTGCCTTTTAAGAATGGTGCATCCTTCACAAGTTTCTTGATTGCACTCTTGCACCACTTCTCTTGTGTTGTTAGTGATGAGTAATGCAAGTTCCCACCCCTGATAATGTGCCTTTCAGATGATGATGCAAAATCTATATAATCTCCCATGAGAAAATAGAATGACGGTATCTTACAAGCCATCTCAGTTTCACAGAAATGTTGCCATCTGGCATCAGCAAAGTTTGGTGAGTCATAATGAATATCACCAACCGGCACAACCCTAAAAGGTGTGTTGTATTTACAAGCTATCTCATATCTGTGGACATCAAAATACCCTGATGTTTTCACTCCCCAAATCTCCTAACCCATCTCTCAGGTGATTGCTCCCAATTATCCCACTCAATAAATATCCTCTCCCTGCTCTCTATCTTGTCATAAATCTCCTTAAACAAAGGCATATCATGTTCAATCATAGCATCATGGATAGGTGCATGATCCCCTTCATGTCCTGGCAGATGTGTGCATTTATACATAATCTCATCTTGGATAATAAATCTTACACCATGTCTTTGCAACCTGATAGCAAGGTCATTATATGCCATAGGACAAACCTCAAACTGACAATCCCACCCACCAACTTCCATAAGCAGTTTTGTAGGCACTACACCAACATTCAGCATCCATGTGTTGTCAGGCACGAACCAACAATTTGAAGCATTGTGGTTGTTGAGAATATAATAATCCCCATTCATCATGTGCCCTGTGTTGCCATCACCTTCAGTATATTTACCCATAACCAACTTAGCATCATCACATCCATATTCACAGCGATCAAGATACTCAAAGGATTTGTCAAGCATACCAGGCAAGTAAACCCCATCATCAGCCGCCCATGTAACATAATCACCCTCTGCCTGTGTTAAACCTCTCTGCTGACATCTCATAGGCGAACCCCAATCCTCAATAATCTTGATATTCTGGTTGCCCTTTAATTCATCCGGCAGTTTATAGGGAGATATAATCACCATCTCCCAACTGCCACTAAATGATTCTATAACTGAATCATAGAGTTTTCTCCAATTCTTGGTTCTGATGCCAGGCACTAGGACAGATAACTTCATTGATAAATCTCCTTGACTTGGTTGTATTTAATCTTATCAAAACAAGTAACCAAACTTTCAGGATTACAATTATTAATCTCTACATTCTTATATTCTTTAAGATAATAACCACCAATATTATTCAGTTTCTTTGTATCTGTCCACAGCATATTTAATACATCATAATAATTACTTAAATTAATAGTGATGTTATTAAAAACTACAGGGAATCGTTTTGCTCTATAGGATTGTTTATAATGAGTTCTCACTCCATCACCATACCCATCTACACCAAACAAGCAAAGTCGCTTGAACCCTATCTGCATCAGAGTAACCATGAAGTTCATCAATGTTCCACCATTAACATTAGTATTCCACACAAGCATCTTTGTCTTGTAGGACTCTTTTAATGACGGAAAAATGTTCATAATGTGAACAATATTATTGATTATAGCTACCCTATCATCACCACTATTAAAGTAATTTAGGAAATACTCCTTGTTGATCTTATATCCTAGCTGACAGTAAACATATAGGATGTTAGTATGCAACCCCACCAGATTCAGTATTTCTTCTGTAGTCATAAAATAGTTGAATGATGCCCAGTAAACATCTAAATCCTTATATTGGTCGATCCATGATTCCAACTCTGTGATAGATGTTCCATGTGCTAAAATAAAAACAGGTTTATTTGTATCTAGTTTCATTGATCTCCTTCCTACAATGCTCTAGTAAAAACTCAATGCTTTCATCAAGTGTGTATTTTGGTTTAAACCCTGTGAGTTTATCAAACTTCTCAGTATTGGCTACTTGGTTGGTTACATCAATAGGTCTTAACAAACCCTTATCTAAAACAGGAATCATATTTGTTGATGCGTGTTCTATCAACTTTGTGAGGAAAGTTCCGACTGATAATACCTCTTTCCCACCAATATTATATGCTTCACCAGGAACACACCAATCACAAGCTAACCAATATGATCTCATCGCATCCCTCACATCAATCAAGGTTCTTACTGATGAAAGATTACCATGCTTAATAACCCTACCACCAAAATAATGTTCCATTCTTGCCACCTGCCTAGCAAATGCTGTGGCAAATAAATCATGCCTTCTTGGGTTGATATAAGCAAACATCCTTGTGATGATAACATTCAACCCCCAACTCTGGTGATATGCGTAAGCCAACTTCTCCTGTGCTAACTTGGAAACAGAATACGGATTCACAGGTTGAAGTGGATGATCTTCATACATGGGAACAGTTTTAGGATTGCCATAGACCTCAGATGTCGAACATATTTGAACAATCGCATCAGGGCAAGATAAACGGATTGCTTCAAGTAGGTTCGCTGTTCCCATGATATTGTTATTTACAACTGCAAGTGGAGTGTCAAAGCATTTCTTTACATTGGCATAAGCCGCTAAGTGGAATATGCGATATGGTTTCACAACTTGTAATACTCTGATTATGG